GGGGGCTTCCCCGCCGCTTCTTCATTGCAAAGGAGGGTTCAGCAATGAGCAATAGCAAACTTATTTCGTGTACGCTGATTTCGCCGAACAAGAACAGCCCACGAAATCACAAGATCGACACGATCACAATTCATTGCGTCGTCGGGCAATGTTCCGCCGAGAGGATCGGCGAAATCTTCAAGCCGACTTCGCGACAGGCAAGTTCAAACTACGGGATCGGCTACGACGGGCGGATCGGGCTTTACGTCGATGAAGCCGATCGTTCGTGGTGCAGTTCTTCGGCGGCGAACGATAACCGCGCAATCACGATCGAGGTTGCAAGCGACACGAAGCACCCATACGCCGTGAATGATAAAGCATACGCGGCGCTTCTTGATCTTGTCGAAGATATTTGCCGCCGGAACGGGATCAAAAAGCTGGTATGGAGTACAAGCAAGGACGACCGCGTAAACCACAAGAACGGGTGCAATATGACCGTTCACAGGGATTACGCGAACAAGTCTTGCCCCGGCGATTATCTGTATAACCGACACGGCGAGATCGCGGCGGAGGTAAACAGGCGGCTGGGCGTTCCAGCGGAGGAACAGAAGCCGGAGCAGAAGCCGCAGGGCGACGCGAAGAGCCTTTACCGCGTCCAGCTTGGCGCGTTTGAGAAGAAGGACAACGCAACGGCGTTCGCGGCGAAGCTGAAAAAGGAAGGCTTCGATACCTATATCGTGCAGATCGGCAAGTATTACAAGGTGCAAGTGGGCGCGTTCAGCGTCAAGAAGAACGCGGAAGCTATGCTGGAGAAGTTGAAGAAGGCGGGACACGACGACGCTTTCATTACCTATTCCGGCACGTCCGGCGGGACATCGGCGCGGAAGATCACAACGGGAAGCAAAGTGCGCGTGAAAGCGGGCGCGAAAACCTATTCCGGCGGAAGCCTTGCTTCCTTCGTCTATTCCCGCGATCACATCGTCAAAGAGCTTTCCGGAAAGCGCGCCGTGATTACCTACGGCGGAACGGTTGTCGCGGCGGTGAACGTCGATGATCTAACGCTTGTTTAACACACGCACAACGCACGGTATGCGTTACACAACGCGCGCCGTGCGTTAATTGCGCTATGAAAGGGGACGCAATGAAAAACAAACCTTCGAGCGGGAAGCGGGTGGCGAAGCGCCGCTTCTTCAAGGCTGACGAACGCTTCGCAACGAAAGCCGTTATTGTGATCGCAATTACAACGGCGGCTTTCATCGTCGCGCAGTACGTTTCATTCCTTGTCACGCGGCAGGAACAAACCGTTCTGATCGAATGGTATTTCCGCGCCGTCGTGATTGAATGCGGCGTAATGATGATGAAGCGTCTTGCCGAAGTAATCGTCGGCAGGATCAAGAAAAAAGAAAAAATCGACATAACAGAAAGCGAGGATACAAACAATGACTATTGATCTTACCAGCATTGCAAACGCCGTGATCGCTCTTATCGCGGCTATTATTACCGCCTTCGTGATCCCGTGGATCAGAAGCAAGACGACCGCCGCACAGTTTGAGAAAATCAAAATGTGGGTAACGGTTGCCGTCGAAGCCGCCGAACAGCTTTACACCGGAAGCGGCAGGGGCGCAGAGAAGAAAGCATACGTTGTTGAATTTCTGAATAGCAAGGGCTTCAAGATTGACGCGGAAACGCTGGATAAACTGATCGAAGCCGCCGTATTTAATCTTCCGGACTACTTCACTATTTCCGGCATTCCGGCGGATACCGACAGCAACAAAGAGTAATTGACCGCGCGGCGGATCGCGCTTCCCCTTTCAGCCTTCCGCCGCATAAAGAACAATCCCCCGTGCGGGCTTTCGAGCCTTGCACGGGGGATTTTTTTGTTTGGTTCACTTCGTATAGACGACGCGCGCTTCGGCGTTGTAAATCTTTTCGTTATCTTCAAAGCAATCAATCGTGATCGTTACATCATCGACGCGATCAACAATCGGGAGCGTTTGCGAAAGATCGCTTTTCCGAACGTATCCGATCAATTCATCTTCTGCAAAAACACGGACGGCGGGCGCGCCTTCGTATTCGCACGTTTCCAAACGACCGTCAATTCCGATCCCGTCGCTTTCGCGATACAGCTTCGCAAGAACACGCTGGCGGCTATCGAATGTTACGCCGGACACAGGCAAAGAAAGAACGCCGTGCGTAGCTTCAAATTCGCGTCGGCGGGCTTCTGCTTCCGCTTGCGCGCGGGCTTCTTCCTCTTGCTTCAAGCGCGCTTCGGCGGCTTTACGCGCCTTTTTCTCTTTGGAAAATCCTACAAGAGCAAGGACAACGGCAACGGCAACACCGGAAGCGAATTCGCCGATCCCGTCCGGAAGGAAGGTGAAGGAACATAAAAGGAACAGCGTGGCGGCAACAAAAAGAGCGATAGAAGATTTTTTCATTCTCATTCCCCTTTCAAATTGTAAATTTTTAAGGCAGAATTCGCCCATTCTGACCTTTAACACAATTATACGCCCGCTGTGCGCTAAAATCAAGAATAAAGCAGAATATTCACACACGCTTTGCAAATAATCAGAATGAAGAGGGATCGCGGCGGAAATGAAGATATACGATTACAACGGCAAAAAGAACATTTGCGGCGACCGATTGCGCGAAGCGCGCGTCGTCCGGCGGCTACGTCAAGAGGATTTAGCCGCACAAATACAGTTGAAAGGGATCAACATGGAGCGGGACAGTATAAGCCGAATTGAAATCGGTACGCGCTTCGTATCCGACTTTGAATTGAAGATATTTGCGGAAGTGCTGGGCGTTTCGGTAAATTGGCTTTTAGGTATAGACGAATAACGGCGGCGGGGTGATCCCGTCGCCGCTTTTCTTTTACAGGCGCATAAAATACGTATAATTTTTTCTCAAAACCTATTGACATATACGCATTGAAGGCGTATAATAGTAAATGTAAGGAGGACAGCAGATGAAAACAAAAGACCTTATCGAGCTTTTAGAACGAAACGGCTGGAAGTTCAAGCGGCACGGCGCGAACCACGACATATACGTGAAGGACGGTCAAAGGGAAAGCGTCGTAAGGCACAGAGAAACCGACGAAGAGTTAGCAAAAGCAATCATCAAGCGGCGCGGGCTGAAATAAGCCCGTCGCCCTTGGCGATAATATATAGCACAGTTTCAAGGAGGTATTCAGAATGAAAAACGCATATCCCATCGTTATGACGCAGGGAAAAGAGTTCGTCGTGGTATTCGTCCCCGATTTCAATATCAATACACAGGGCAAGGACATTCCGAACGCGATCGAAATGGCGCGGGACGCAATCGGGCTTATGGGAATTGATATGCAGGACGACGGCGAAGCGTTGCCGGAAGCGTCGAGCATTGCAAGCGCACAAGCCGAAGCGCCGTCCGGCGCGATCGTTTCGCTGGTTGACGTTGATTTCGCGGAGTACCGCAGAAAGAACGATATGCGCGTCGTGAAGAAGAATTGCACCATTCCTTCATGGCTTAACTTTGAAGCGGAGCGGGCTGGCGTGAATTTTTCCGCCGTCCTGCAAGCGGCGCTTAAAAGCGAATTGCATATCACAAGCAGATAATCAGAGAGGGCGAAGGGCGGCAGAAATGCCGCCCTTTTGTCATATTCGGAAGCCGGAGGAAGAAAGAATGCACAAACACTTAACATGGACGGATCGCCTAAAGATCGAAAAGGGATTGAAAGAGGGCTTGAAGCCTTGCGCGATCGCTGACCGTCTGCACGTCCACAACACAACGATATACAGGGAGTTGAAGCGCGGACGCTATACGCATTTGAATTCCGACTTGACGACCGAAGAACGCTATTCGCCGGAGATCGCGCAACAGCGCTATGAAGAGAACCTAAAAGCCAAAGGCGGCGAATTGAAGATCGGCAACGATTACGAATTATCCGCCTTCATCGAAAAGAAGATCGGCGAAGAAGGCTATTCCCCCGCCGCCGTCGTCGGAGAAATCAGACGGCTGGGGCTGACCTTCAAAACGGAGATCAGCGAAAAGACGATCTATAATTACATCGACAAAGGCATATTCTACGGGATCAGCCGCGAGAGCTTGCCGGAACGCGG